TACGTGATAATCTCTGATTGGTGGATAGCGATGGCAAAACGTTACTGGTAGGACTCCATATGGATTTATATCGTTTTCGTTCACACTCATCACTTTACCTTCTTCATCCACTAAGAAATGCCTTCCTGGTACACCATATCTTTCCTCAGTCCATACTGCGTTGACCACATCCGAAGATCTGGCGTTGCCTTGATTTTCGATTGGGTACATAACGCCAATAGGCTTCTCTCTGCTATCTCCAGCTAAGAAAAGCGGTGTAAAATGCGATAATATCTCGTATTCTATCTTTTGATCTACTTCGTTCCACTTACTCCTAAATGCCATATTACCCAAAAGAAATGTTAAACGCTCCAAGATCCTGCGCTGTGCGTTCAGGCCATGCTTGTCAATTGCATTCATATACAATTCACTTGCTCTCATGCGCGGTGGACGTTTATAGGTCATACTGCGCAGGCTGCAAACTCGGCGTGTTAAATTATTTTCTGGAATGACTGTCTGGCGCAGGGTTTCTGGACCAAAATAGTCACTCACGTAGTGTTCTAGGTTGATGCCTTCGTAGAAGTCCATCAAATAGTCACGCTCGCGAGTGCGCTCATCCTCGATGTATTTTAACTGCTCTTGCAATGCGCCTAATAATGCGCCTTCTGATTGATCTTGGATAATTAGCATATTCTACCTTTAAAAGAAATCGATGACACCAGCGTGTCGGTTTTTCATTGGAAACAAATTAGTCAGCAAAAATCTAAGTGCATCGCAGTGATGGTCAAACTTACCATCCTTTTTAGGTTCGTGGCGCAGAGTTTGATCTTCACGATGCTCTGGATAATGATAATTTTCGTATGATTCGATACTTGCCTTACACTTAGGATGGATAAAAAAGTGAGGATCACCATTGGCATCCTCAAACCACCTGCGTACATGCGATACTCCAGACACTACATTTCTGGTTACTGCATCGCGTTTTATCTTGACGTTTAGACCATGTTGCTTAAAAACGGCTATATCACTAATTCCTGACTGCAAATTTGTGCCAGATCCTGCTGGATCGCCCCATATACCAGTAAATTCGTAGCCAAGTGAGTTAATTTTACGTGCAAACTCCTCTGTACGCGTGTTTTGCAGGTTGACTTCGTCAATCTGGTGTATTTCAGCGAAGTTTTTCTCACGCTTATGCAACTGCACGATATTCGCTGCGCTGTGACGATAGCCAAAATCTATACCCATATATACAGGCTTGGATGGATCGTAGGTTACATCCTCGCGTATCTGCTTTTCTCTATCTAGTGGATATACCTTGCCCTGGTAAGATTGAAACTCGCAAAGAAACTCCTGTCTATAGGTTTCTTTTGTGAGTGTGCGTTTCAGTTCTTCTACGTCATCTTTAAAATATGGGGATAGCGTAGATGGAAATCGCCATGATTCCCAGTCAGGAAACTCAGGATTCTTGCCAAAGTCTTTGTAGAGTTTGTGCAGGTAGTTGAATCCACGTGGTGTGCTAATAAATAAACACCAACCTTGTCGATCTGCTAGTGTAGGTCTTAAATACATCTCGTATGTATTGCGTGGGATAAGTGCTGCTTCATCTATTATTAAATAATCAATGCCTAAAAATACCGACCTTTCGGTCAGCCATCTCCTATCAAACTATCGACTGCGTCAGCCGATTTTACAACTATTTCACTATTTAAGCCTGCGAGCTTCATATAGTATAAATCGCCAGAAATTTCTTTCTTGCTTTCTAATGGCAGTTTTAGTTCTGTCATTACAATACGCTTTACCTCACGTGCAATCTTATTTGCCAGTGAGTAGTTTGGTCCTACAATCCAACCACGTGTGTTGGGTGTCAGCAGCCAAGGCATGATCTCATGCGCTGCCATGTAGGATTTTCCACTACGTCTGCCCATTAAACAGACGCGATACCTAGCTTTACTGTTATGAACGGCCAACTGCTGTGGAGTCGGTTGGTATCCCAAAATCCTCCATAGCTTTTGCTTGTTCAGTATTGACTTTATCAATCGGATTATCCTCGAAACCGCACTCTTTTAGCACTGTTTCTAAATTACCTGTCATGTCTACAGCGGTTTTATCTGTCATGCCAAGATAATTCTTGGCCATGAAGATCTGCATAGCAATTGAGTTGTTTTCCATTGCGCTAACCCACATGGATCTGCGCAGTTTGAACTTCATCTCTTCTTTACCAGCTTCTACCTTTGCTTTGAAGTGTTTGCGTATTGTACCTTCGGACACTTCAAAGTATTTGCCGATTTCGATGTAGTTGCAGCCAAAACTAGCAAGCATTTTTACCTTTTCAGGATCTATTTTCTTTGTTTTCTTATCCATCTTCCTTATTAGAGCTTTCGATGACAGCTTTTATTTTAATTAACGTCCTGCGCCAATATTCTTTGACTGAGGACTCGGTTATTTCCATTTCCTGCGCAATATCTACAAATGCATGGCCACGAATACGTTCTTTAAACACTCGTAGCTCCTGTGGAGACATACGATCGTAGAACTGGTGCGCTGCGAGTTGTAGGTGGCGCAGGGATGGTTCGATCAAACCACTTCGGAAAACTAGAATCATTGTGTGGTAGCGATCTGCGCGGTCGATAGCATGAAGCCACTTGTCAGTGTTGTCATCTGTTAGGTTACTCCAGACTTCTTCCATAGTGGAATTTACGCAGGGGTGTTGACAAAAACGAAGAGGAAA